AGACGCTGGTGCCTCTTATAAGAGTGAAACAATTTCTCATGCCAACTTGACCAAAATGTTGTCTACTAAATTGTTGCAACTCGTTAAGAGGAACAATAGAGAATTTTGTAATGCTGTACCATTGAGGAGCAATGTTTTGCTCATTCCGAACCATATAATCGAAAATCGCACTGTATACGTCGATATTACGACTGCACATGGACATAAAATCCGTGGGAATCCCCTGTCTCGCGAGGTGACTCAAAGAATACCGAATACGGATTTTGCTGTTTGGTATGCCCCTTCAGCAGGAGCTTGGAGGGATCTTATTGAGTACTATCCCCTTGAGATAGATGAGGAGAAACGAATTGCAGTCACTACGGTTTTTAATAACCGTGGTACCTCTGTCGAGTATCCTGAGATGTTGGCAACGCGGGGACGTGTGTTCACTACTAGTGGAACTTTCACTGGGCTGAACTATACGTTCCCAGTTGAGACGTTTGGCGGTTTGTGTATGGCGACGCTAGTTGGAAAGACACGCGGAATTGGGACGAAGCGCATTCCATTTATAGCTGGACATCATTTGGCGGGCAAGGGAATGAAAGGTGCTGCTGGTTTTTTAACACGAACGCAGATTTACAAGGCTTTAGAGCAATTGGAATCTAAAGGTTTGGTAGTACAATCACACTCTTCCGCTCCTTTGCAGACCCGTGCTATGGGCAAGGAATTTGGCCCTTTACATGCGCCTAATGGCAAATGCCCAACACATAACTTAGATGCGGACGCAAAGATCGAAATCCATGGTGGTCACGACTTACCCATCGGTTCACCGACGAGTACTGTGATCACTTCTGTGATATCACCTGCTGTGGAACGTGTTATGGGTATTCCCAAACAACACGGGCCCCCACCGGAAATCGGCAATATCAGACATAAAGTTAATGATTTGCTTGAGAAGGTGGATACTGCTAGTGAGTTCGATATGCAGCTGCTGCAGAAAGCATATGTGGATTATGGGATAGCACTGGCACGCTTGCCTGCTGATGAATTGGCTAAGCTGGGGAAGATTGATCTTGACACGAATTTGGCTGGTAAAGACGGAGTTATAGGTTTGAACCCTATGAACTTCGCCACGTCGGTCGGATTCCCATTGTCAGGACCTAAGACCCAGTTTGCCGCGAAGTCAGGGCGGTTCGTTCCTGGAATATCGTGTCCTCGTGACTTGGATCCAATGATAATTGAAGAAATGGAAGCTATGGAAGCTACCTTGGCGCGCGGAGAACGCATAAATACAGTTTTTAAAGGATCTCTGAAGGATGAACCGGTTAAGATCGGTAAGGATAAAGTTCGAGTATTCGCTGCAGCAAATATGGCGTTCACATTGTTGGTACGCAAATATTATCTCACATTATCTGCCCTTGTGCAGAGAAATCGTGATACATTTGAGTGCGCTGTGGGCGTCGTTGTTCAGTCCCCGGAATGGGGCCAACTATTTAAGCATATTGGCAAAAATGGTTGGGATCGCTGTGTTGCTGGTGATTACAAGAAGTTCGATGGTAGGATGAGTCCACATTGTATGTTCTTAGCCTTTAAACTGTTGTTAGAAGTAGCTAAGAAGTCCGGTAAGTATGATGCCTCAGATTTGCGCATCATGACCGGTATCGCAACGGAAATCACTTATCCTACTTATGATTACTTTGGTACTTTACTAACTTTCACTGGATCGAATCCGTCTGGTCACCCTTTAACCGTCGTGATTAACAGTCTAGTTAATTCATTGTATATCCGATATGCCTATTATGTAGTGGCTTACGATCAAGGATGGTGGCGAACACCATTATTCTCTGATGTTGTAGCTCTCATGACGTATGGGGATGACAATATTATGACGGTTAAAAAAGGGTATGATGCCTTTAATCATACGGCAATTGTTAATGCGTTGGGTAAGGTTGGAATAACTTACACAATGGCCGACAAGGACCAGGAATCTACCCCATTCATTCATCTTAGTGAAGCTTCTTTTTTGAAGCATTTTGCTGTAGTAGATGAGGAATTGGGCGTGTATCGTTCACCAGTGGAAGGAGCATCGATCGCAAAGATGCTCCATACCCATAAGAGATCTTGCGTATTAACTGCCGAAGAATCTGCCGTTGAAGCAATTCATAACGTCGCTTTGAAGTATTTCGAGTTTGGCCGGGAGGAGTATGAGAGGAGGAGACTGCAGCTGGAACAGGTAGCTGTAGAAAGCGGTATTGCTCACATGGTTGGG